AAATACACTGATACCTTTAAAATGCCGTGTGCGTCATTCTATCCACCTTAGATATTCTTTCGCCGTCATTACCACTTCTTGTATACCGCACATGTGCCGTCTTTTGCTCTCACCCATATCCGTAAAGGAAAGCCCTTAAGGTCATTATTATAGCTATTATACGGTAGATATTCAGCCCTCTCTATCTCAACGACTTTGTGAGTTTTTTCGCACAGCTCCGCTTTGTTCTTATCTTCGTAATTTGTGCCACACACCTCACACGTGTACATTGTTTTTATCTTCATTTACTCACCATCCGCTCCAAACTTCCACAGTCTTTCGTAAGCTACTCCTTCCCCTTTCTCTGTCGGAGTATACCTCATCCACTCTGCCAACTTATCGCCCGATAACTTATAACTACCATCATGGTAATGTATAAATCTATTACTCGAACTATCTATCACTGTAAAACATCCACTCTTATATAGTATCTCTATACGCTCATCTCCGGATATAACCTCAACAGAGATACTTTCCACATCTTTACCTTTTGTATCTATTTCTACAGCATTGTCTTTATAGTCATAAATATTAAATTTCATTTTCGAACTCCTTTTCCAGTGCTTCCAATATGGAAGCTACTCTCTTTGCTCCTAAGCCTTTTATACTTAAAAGAACCTTTTTTATTTCCGCTATATCTATCCCCGGTACAGACTCCGTACCGGCTTTAAAACCATCCATGTAAGCACTCTTATAAATACTTTGTATGTATAGATTCATTTGATTGTGATCCATTTTTTTGACATTTTGATATTCTTTGCGGTTTACTACTATGTCTTTTTGTATCGCCATCTCTTACTCCTTTTTAACAGTCAACTAATAGTTGATAACCACTCTTGCCATTTTTCTCTCCTTTTTATACTTCATCACCCCAGCAATCCCAGCTATTGACTTCCTGCCGTGCGAACAATTCAATCTGATGACATTTGTCACCTAATAAATCAGCGATTTTATCTCTCACTACCTGTGGTTTCTGACTGTGTCTGCCAATCTTATCCATGATAATTTGATGTACTCCATGGCTTTTGACAATCTCACTTGCTTTAGTGCCTTTACTTATCCCCAGCAAACATACTTCAGCATTTGCCCTTGTATAAGCACCCATTCCCCAAAAAAGACTGTCGCTCTTTTTATTAGTCTTAACCCATACAAAGGCAGCAGTTTTATACTCAAATCCCCATGCGGACATTACCTGCAACGCCTCTTTTATGTTAGGGAAAGTCGCCCACATAAAGCATACGGCATCATCTGTTTTTATTCTTTGCACTGGCAAGCTACATATATCTGTTGTACTCATTGTTGAGTAGTGTTGTTTAGCCATACCGCGGCTATTTGTCTTGCTACCGGATTGCTTATATTCCCATGGCGGATCTGCGTAAATAATCTGATATTTATTATCTGTATTAAAAATATCTACTTTCACGCCGATACCTCCAAATACCTGAAGATATGTGCTATAACATCCACCGTCCAGCTGTTACCAAGCATCTTATATCTTTGATTATCTGATATAGATTTACCTTTTATTTCAGCTTCTGTGTAGCCATCAGGTAAAGTTTGCAGTCTTTCACACTCTATCGGAGTAAGCTTTCTTATATATCCTTCTATCAGTACAACATGCTTGTCCTGTGCGGTAAGTGTATAAAACTTATTTCCATCTGAAAATCTCTGCCCATTTTGTCTCTTTTCCACCCTATCGGGCGTTATACAGCCAAACAGATACAAGCCCGTTTTTGCACCTTTGCCACCTGCTTCACAACACAAAGCCACACTCTTTCCGTGTATGTAATATATACGATTACCTTGGCTATCAGTCCTAAAATATCCAACCTTGCCTTTTTCAACCTCTTTTTCTAATATTTTTAATGTTTTGTCAAAAGGCACTATATACCTATACAACTCTTCAAATTTGAAGTTTCCATTCCAGTTCGCATACTGCCTTGCTGTCATTATGATAGCTTTTTCGCTATCTATACTTGAGCAAGATTTATCAAGTCGAAACTGCCCTTGGTCTTTCAACCATTCAGATTGCCTATCTGTCAACATATATTTAAAATCTGTACATTCGTGTACTATATCTTTTAGTACTATGCCTTTGTCTTTTGGTTGCTCTACACCTTTTATATTTGTCCAATACAATCTTTTTCTATTCTGTGCTGATACAAGGCTTGAGTTTATAAGTATTGGATCAGTACCAAGAAACTCCGATATTATATCGCTATATTCTTTCTTCATTCTGACATTTTCAAGTAAAAAAAGCACCTTAGGATTTTGCTCTTTTATATGCTTTAAAATCTCAACATATTCAAAAAACAGTTTGCTTCTCTCATCTTCAAAATTTAGCTGTTTGCCTGCAAAACTGAAACCTTGACAAGGACTTCCGCCAATCAATAAATCTATACTACCCCAATCTATATCCCAATTTTTCCACTTTGTGACATCTCCTAATCTTACAATCTTTTTATAGTTCTTTTCTGATACCGCTATAGCATACTTATCCACTTCGGAGCTGTAATACTTGTCGACTTTTATATTCGCTCTTTCCAGTGCTACCATGCCACAGCTAATACCATCAAATAAACTTAATACATTCATCTTTTCAAAGGAGCCGGATATCCCTTAGTGCCGGCAGGCTCGACTCCTTTCTTTTTATCTATTCTTAATTCTTCTTATTTGCCTTTTCAACTTCTTATCTACTATAAGCGATACTTCTGTCTTATCGCTTTCATCATCTAATAGCTGGGTAAGCATAATATGCACATCTGCTATCTCTTCCAAGACCGCTCTTGAATGTTCTTCTTTGCCTTCAAGGATATCTTTTTGCAAAGCGACTATAAGCTCCGCAAGCTCTTCAATTGTCTTAGATTTTTGCGGCATCATGCCGTAATGTTTTAATATATGCCTTGCCAATCCCTCAATCATATCTACTCTCCTCCCAACTCCTTTGGCCACTCGTCTACCTCTTCCCAGTGCCAATCTAAATGACTAAGCACTTCTTGAAGCGACTCATCTGTGATATCCTCGTCTTTAGTATCATCATCTACAGAAAAACCCTCGATTATTTTGTCATTTATGTATACAACTATTTTTCTCATGCTCTACCTCACTTTAACAGCTTGTCTAACTCCTGATAAGCTTTTGTAATCTTATCCATGTAATCCTCTGACTTTTTTACAAGCTCTTCTTTGATCGCCTCAATTATTTTTGCCCTACTCGGCCCCAATAAAGGAACTTCCATGATTTCTTCGTCAAGCGGTTTTACCAGTATGTCACACGGCCAATTAAAATCTATAATATCAAACGCCTTAGACACTTCCGTGATTCCTTCGTTACAAAGCCTTATTGCTTCCAGCCAAGCGCTTGCACGCTCAGCCTTTTCTTTCAGCTCTTCTATTCTCTTATCTTCCATTATTCACCTCCGTCAATATCTCTTTTATCTCTTTTGCATATTCCAACGCCTCAGCATTTCTTTGCTCTAGTCTTTTATAAATCACTTCTATAGCCGCTTTTGTTATATCGTCAAAGTCGGAGCTGTACAAAACAACTGGATAAAGTTCTCCGCCTCTCCATCCTCCGGCACTGAAAGTAATGGAAATATCCATGTCTTTCATCCACTCCCTTAAGACTTCTATATCTTTGTACCCCTTTTTAATTTGGTCTAACTCAAAACTAATTTTACTAAGTAACTCCCAAATCTTTTTAGCTTTATCACTTGCCATTTCTCACCTCACACATAACATTTTTTGTATTTCAATTTGCCTCAACATCTACCTTTTTCGTGTAGCCATTACCAAGCCTAAATACTCTTCTGCTCCTTTTACGTAAACAGCTATATCGCAATCTTTATTTACGTAATATCTTATACCTCGGCCAAAAGGTTTTAACAGGCTCTCATCCACAAAGATTGATTTTCCGGCAGGCGTCTTAAACTCTTTTAGTTGAATTCCACCTGCCACCTGTTTTATCATTTTTGTGTCCTTGAGTTCCTCTGCATCTTTTATATTTTTAAACATCTTTTTTGCTGTAATTCCTACGTCTATAATTGTGAGACTGAATAAGCAATATGCCACAGGTATTAAGAAGAGTGATATGTTTTTATACACTACAGGTATATACCTATTCCCATCTATTATGATAGAACCATAAATTTTATAATCCGCCACTTTGCCGGTAAACTTTGACTTGAAAACATCTTTTATTACATCCGCCTGTAATTTTCCAAAATCTATCATTTTTATTTACTCCATATAAGTATTTTTTCATTTTTATGCATATATACTCTTTTTTATATATGCTTTTATCTCTCCACTTGCTCCAAGCTCAAATATTTCTATGCCCATCTCTTCCGCAAGCTTTTTCTCCATGCATGCCCCCTTTGACTGCTGCCATCCTTCAAGCATGACCATCTTGTCCGCCATTCCCACTAAGGCAAAGCAAATAGTCATATACTCTTCATGACTACCGCTCGGTAGCAGGTTGCCCGTCCACATTGGATTTATTACCTCGTCATTTTTAAAAATATCCCTCACTTGATTTTCAGCCTTTAAAAAATTCAAGTGATAATCTTCAACGCCCGTAATGGGTCCTGATAGATAAATTCTCATTGTTACTCCTCTCAAATTGTTTTATATATCTCTAATTTCAATTCTAGGATACCTAGAATACATTTTTATTGCTTTAGTGATACTTTTATCCGCTGTGCTATAAAAACGCCATATAACGCATTTTGTAACGCCATTTAATTTTATGATATTAAATTTTGTTATTAAACTAGTCGAAATCGACCGGTTTAACACTTAAAGCTCTTTGAGTTGCACCTCTACTCTTGCCGTCTCTGCATAAGCTTTGTAAACCACAAGCAGGCACACTTGTGCATCGTCTGTGTAGGCCACTCCGTTGAGTGCATCTAATATGCTTTTGGCCAAATTGTCAGCATCTACCTTTTTTGTGTAGCCAATTTCTCCGCTAAGCATCTTTTGCCTTTTCTTTTTACTTGTCGCCTTCGGTGGCTCAAAATATCCGCATATAGTCGCACCGATAGTGCCTTCAAGCTTTTCTCCGCCTGCTGCTATGTATGACTCTTTTACAAGTCTTTCATACTCTGCGGTCTGCCTCGGCGTGTATGTCCTTACCGCTGTACCCCGTCTTGAAAAGCGTGGTCGTTGTTTGCCCACAGGCTTGCCCGGCACTGTAAAGGCTATATATCTTTTATCATCCACTTGCTACTCCTTTCAGCTGCTCTATAAATGCCTTTTGCATATCTGCATCTATGTCGTCATTTCTTTGCTCAAAGTTATTGAATTTTGTACCTGTAGGCTTCTTTGCAGCAGGCACACTTGCGGGCTTATACTTGTCCTGCTCACTTGATAGCCAAGCATTTACAAAGCGTTTCATACCCGTCTTTGTTTTTCGTCTTTTCGGATTAGCGTCCAGCCATCCGATCATCTTTCGCATTTCCTGCTCGACATTTACAGACGGATACAGGTTTTTATAGCTATTTATGTCACTGCTGTAAAAAGGGTAGACCTCTCCCGTGTTTGTCGGTAGCTCAAAGAGTGCCTGCTCTTTTTTGCCACCTTTCGGCTCGGAGCTTTTTAGCTCCGTGCAAACATCTGCGATAGCAGATGTATATTCGGATTCGGATTCGGATTCAGGCGGCAGTTCGCCGCAAGTCGCCGCAAGTCGCCGCAAATTAACATTTGTTACTTCTTTTTGTGGCTCATCTATCAGCTTAAGAAGATCATCAAAACTCAATCTTTTCTTCAAGGCGTTACACTTAGGGCATATAAGTTTTAAATTTTTATCATTTACCTCCCCACCGTTTTCAAGCGGCACTTTGTAATCAAAATGAAAAGCACCTGCACACATCTTCGCAAATCTGTATGCGTTCGTCTCAGTGGTTATGTATTTGCCGCACTTTGAACATTTAAAATTGTCTCTTTCTAATATTTTAATTTTCAACTGCATCGGTACAGCCCTCTTTGAATAATATTCATTTGCCGAGTAGTCCTGCGGCTCCGGATACTTCTCTTTTGTATCTCTTATTCTTTGGTGATCGCTCCATCTTGGAAATACTCCATATAAATGCTTTTTTTCAGTATCTGTATAAAAAGCAATTTTCTGTGCTGCGGATAGGTCTTGCAGTGCGTCTTCAATATCCGAAATGCTAACAATCTGTATCTCTCTTGGGTATAGTCTTGCTAACATGATTTGAGAGTCCACACTGAATCTTCCGTAGTCATCAGCATAAGTAATAAGGCGCTTGTATAAGTCTTCTGCAAATATGCTAACTTCTGCCAAGGCTTTACTCTCATTGATGCTTTCTTTTAATATTCTGTTTGGCATTTACCTACTCTCCTTATATCAAAGCAAAAGGGCATCATACTTATATAGTCGTGACACATAATCAAAAGGAACCTGATACCTAGTCTTTAAGCATTTATATTTCTTTTGCTATATGATGCCCTTATGCTATTGATTTTTTCTTAGTCTTGATTACTCAAAAAGCGCCTTACTTATGTCGTCACCCTCTTCTTTCACTTCCTCCTGCTTCTTTGTATCCTCTTTCTCTTCTGTATCTTCCTTCTTCTCTGTCGCCTCACTGTCGATTACTTTATCGTCGCCATTTTCTGTATAATTATTCATATCTTCCTCGGTCTCCACATATGACTTACTGCCGTCTGAATTTATCACTGCCATATCTGAATCTATGGCAGTCACTAAATCTATACTCATGATGCCCCACTTGCTTATGAGTTGTCTAAGCATTGTCTTATAGGCCATACCGTCAAAGTCTTTCGACCAGAAAGTATACTGATTGCCCTTTCTCTTATCCGCTGCATATCCGGCAGAGTACTTTATCGCATGAGCTTCCATCTTTGCCCTGCTCCAGTACATAGCCTTTTTAAAGCCATTCGTGTACTCAAACATCGCATAATAGCCGATTGTCGGCACTTTTTCTCTTTCCTCTTCGTCCTCTATGAGATTAACTTCTATCTCTTCATTAAGCGAATCGTATCGAACAAGCTCACCTTCTTTTATCGCCAGTACATTGATTTTCTTGTACTGGCCTGACCTGATAGCAAGCTGGATGTATCCCTTGTACCCAAGTTGAAACTGTGCCACCTTGCCATCTTTATTGTTAAACGGAACAAGGTAATATTGGCCAAGCTGTGGGCTTGGTGAGAGATTAAGACTCTCTCCAAGCAATGCAGCAGATAAGATACTTGAATTACTACAGGTCTGTAATTCCTTATTATTATTTACCGCCGACACGATAGAACTTATAAACCTTGTGCCGTTTTTACTGCCTACAACCTTGTTTATCTGCTCCTTGACAGCATCCGCTGTCAAATATGCTGTGAAGCCTGTCGCTTTCTTCTTTGCTACTAAACTGTTTTGTACTGCCATTTTTATATCCTCCTAATTTTGATATTATTTAACTTTAGCCATGCGGCTAACATTCTTGCTTCTTCGGTACTTAGATATGCTTCAAATGCTGTCCACTCTCTTTTTACATCTGTAGCAGGTTCTTCTGCTTCTTGCAGGTCTGGAACAACTTCTTTAACTTCTTCTTCCTTTTCCTGCTCTTTTCTCTCTTCTTCAGCCTTTTTCTTTGCAATCTCTACCATGTATTTTGCTTTTTCTAAAGCCTCATTGAGATTCAAAGTCTCTTTATATACTTCTGTAGCCTCAAAGCTGTACTCCTTAAGCTCCGCTATGGTCTTAAGATTGCACTTAATAGCATTGAATTTATTATTAATTACAGTTTCAACCATCTTCAGCGATATACTTGCATTCAAGAACTTATCTTCAAATATCTGCTCAAAACTTACAAACTTAAACTCTTCGCCTGCTGCATCTTTTAGCTTCTCAAATAGCGCCTTGACCTCTTCAAGTTTTTTCTGCTTTTTCTCTTCTTCATAACCTTTTATTTGTGAGTCTATCAAAGCCACAGGCTCCTTTATGACTGCAAGCAAATCTTTTATTTGTGCTTCAAATTGCTCATAAGGCTGTAAGCACTGCTTTTTAATATCTTTTCGCTTGCCGTCTATAGCAGTAGCCAAGGCGTTAAGTTTTGCCCTGTCGGCTTTCGCTTCTTTTATCTGGTCTTCTGTATACACAAGACCTTTGTAGTACTCAAGCTTCTGTAAAAGTGCCGCTTTAAGCTCATCATAATTCCAATCAATATGTTTTAAAAATCCATTCTCTTCACTTGGATTGTATATCTTTAGTTCCATAGTCCTCCTTTTTGTGACATAATAATGTCGCTATTTTCGCTATATTGTCGTTTCCGCCAATATAGGCCATCTTGTTGACTTCACCAAAATGGTCGTTCTTCCTGACACTGGGAAAATGGTATCTTTATATATCTGGAAGTATCAGATCGGGCATCCTTTTAGCCTCTACACACTTCCAAAACTTTCTTTCTTCTTCTGCTAAATACTCTATATCTCCTAATACTTCACTTCTTTCGATAAAGTAATGCTTAGTCTGCAGGTATATCTGACCACTGAATTCACTTTTTAGCTGTGCTTTGAGTACTACAAAATCAAATTCAGTGACCATCAAATAATGCAAAACTTGTATAAAGTAATTATCGGGTATCCTATCCTTCCACTTCTCTTTCTGCATACTCTGTAATATGTTCGTTGTTTTTATCTCAAGTATGCCCCTTCTGCCGTCCTCATCTGTAAGCTCACCATCAAGGCTTGCATGCGCGAAGGGATACTTGCTATTTAAGTACATATTGTTATCAAAGTACTGTACTTGATATTGTGGAAAGTCTAATCTGAATAACTCTCTTAGATGCTCCTCCGCCTTTGTACCATATAGCACGTAAGGCTTATCGGATATATCAGGGCTTTCTTTTTGTCCCGTCTTTTCTAAGTAGAGGTCTGTATTTGTCTTGTAGGGATTCAATCCCACAATTGCGGCGGCCTCTGAACCGCCTTTTCTGCTTCTATGTTTCAGCCTCTCTTCCCGATTGGCCAAT